GACGAAGCGTTACAACTAGCAAAAGACGGCGTTTTAGATAGCGTTTCGGTAGGTATTTTGCCAGTCGAATACAGTTTTGACGAAGCTGGCACAATGATTATTACGAAGGCCGATTGGCAAGAGTTAAGCCTTTTGCCTTACGGCGCTTTTGAAGCCGCTAAAGTTGAACGGGTGGCTGCGAGTATCCACCAAACAGAACCAGAAGTAGAGTTAAATAGTAAACAAGACCCAGAACAAGAGGTAACAAAAATGAACGAATCAGTAGAAACCCCGCAAGTAATCGAAGCTGCAGCTGTACACACTGTTTACGCGCAACCAAAAAAACTTCGTTTGCCAAGCCCGTCGGAATATGTCGCAGCGTATGTGCGCGGCGGTTCAGATTTCGCACAACTTAACGCAAACATTAACGCCGCACGAATTGAAGCAGCAGCGCCAAATATTACTACAACAGATACGCCTGGTATTTTGCCAGAAATTATTGTAGGTTCGGTTTACGACGGACTTAACCCAATTCGCCCGTTTGTTAGCGCTATCGGTACTCGCGCTATGCCAACACAAGGCGCGACGTTTCGTCGTCCAAAAATTACAGTACGACCAGTCGTAACAGAACAGCCAACAGGCCAGCTAAATACGTTAGACCCGTCAACCGTTACGGTTTCGAATACGGACATTTCAAAATTAAGTTTTGGTACGTACGTAACAGTCAGCGAACAGGACTTAGACTGGTCAGACCCTGCAAGCATTGACATTATTTTGAACCAGTTAGCTATCGCTTACGGTCAGGCAACAGATAATTACGCTGTAGACACAATGGTTGCGGGCGTATCGCAAACCGAAACCGTTACCGACATTACAGACCCACAAGCGTTTATCGAAGCGCTATATGGTGCTGCATATCAAATTAGCAACGGTTCAAATTATCTACCTACGCATTATTTTACCGCCCCTATAACTTGGGCTAAATTGGGTATGCTTGTCGATAGCACAGGCCGCCCAGTATTCCCATACACAGGCGCACCAAACCTAATCGGCCAAAACACTTTAGGCACAGCCGCAGTAAATACCTGGAATGGCAACCCGCTAGGCCTTGTACTTGTCGTAGATAAAAATATGGCAGGCGGCACAACTACAGGCACAATTTCAGGCGTCGTAGGACACGCTGCAGGCGCAGCCGCAGGCTTCGAGTTCTACGAACAACAAAAAGGCGCAATTTCAGTAGACGTACCAGCCACACTTGGCCGCACTATTGCCTTCAGAGGCTACGCAGCCGCGTTTATGGCAGACGCTACAAAATTTGTAAAACTGGTTAACGCCTAACGACTAGAAAGAAGGCCAGCTATGGCCGTCTATTCGGTCAAACAAAAATATTTAACCGATAATTACGCAGTAGTCATACTTGTAACTAACGCTGACCCGTTAGAAGTAGGGCAAAGTGTAACTATCGCTGACGTCGACGCAACGTTTAACGGTACTTATACTGTCGCTGCGTTGCCCGAATATTATTTTACTGGCGTAGATATCGAAGGCTTTTTTCTTTACGACATAGAACAGCCGATAGCTAACCAGGTTCTATATGCGAAAACTGCAGACAACGTAAACATAGTTGCAGCAACAGGCACACTAACTACGTCGCCTGTTTGCACGTGGATAACTGCAGGCCAAATAGAGGACTGGTTAGGTATCGGTACAGCGACGGCAGCCGATACAGCCTTTTTAACACAATGCGCGGCAGCTTCGAACAATTTTTGTTATGCCAGAAGGCGTGAAGCAGGCTACAAAAACGAAAGCTTAACTATTGTGCCAAATTCGGCAGTTAGTTTAGGGACGATTATGTATGGTGGCGCGTTGTATCGTCAGCGGGGCGGCGTACAAGATTTTGCGTCTTTTGACGGTTTAGGTACAGCTAATAGTTTTGGTTTGTCGCCAATGATTAAACAGCTGTTAGGCGTCGATAGGCCAGCGGTTGCGTAATGCCCCAAAACTTTACTGACTTGTTTAATACGTCGCTAACAAATTTAACTACGACACTTTCAGCCGTTACAGGTTTACAGGTAGTGAACGACCCACGAAACCTTGTCCCGCCTTGCGCTTTCATTGACGCGCCAAGCTTCGAAGCGTTTAACGCCAACATAGTAAAAATGTCGTTTCCAGTACGGGTAATAACTTTAGGGCCAGGCAACCTGGACGCGCAGCGCAGCTTACTTAACCTTGCTTCGCTGGTGCTGGGTGCTAATGTAGGCGTTACGGACGGTAGGCCTACAGAAGCTTTAGTAGGCGGCGTGGCTTACCCTGCGTATGATTTGACTATAACAATGCAAGCCCAAACCGCGTAAGGATAAACAAATGACTAGCTATATGGTTACTTCGGACAGGTTCGCAGGTTTTAAACGCGGCGATACTGTTACAGACAAAGATTTAGAAGGCGTAGACGTCGAAGCGCTTTTAGAAGGCGGCCACCTATCCACGCAAAGCGCTAAAAAATCTGGTAAAACTAAAGATACAGATACAGACAAGGACTAACCAAATATGGCAACTTCAGTTTATTTAAGTTCACCCGCATTAACCATAAACAGCGTTGACTTAACAGACCAGGCGACTAGCGCCGTTTTGACGTTTAATTACGAGCAGCTCGAAACTACGAGTTTTGGCGACACGGCCCGCAAGTTTGGCGGTTCTGCTGTAACTTCGTTGCAAAACAACAGCTTCGAAGTAACGCTATATCAAAGCTATGCAGCTTCAGAAACCGAAGCAACCATTTATAGTTTGGTTGGTATTCAAACAACTATTGAAGTTTCGCCAACGGCTGCAGGTCTTGCAACGCCTAGCGCTACTGCACCAAAATATACGCTTACTGGCGCATACTTGGAAAGCCACACGCCAATTAACGCAAGTCTTGGCGAACTGTCGACCATTACACTTACGTTTACTGGCGGCACACTAACTAAAGCCGTTTCATAATGGCGCGGCTTTGGCCGCTGAGAATTAAAAAAACAAGCAACGCTAATAAGGCGCTGCCCTACGAAAGGCAAATATGCAATTAACACTAAAAGCCGTATTTAAAGACGGCAACAATTACGAAGTGCAAACTAATTTAATGACCATAGTTCTATGGGAAAGAAAATATAGGCGCAAAGCTTCAGACATAGCTAACGGCATAGGCGTAGAGGACTTAGCGTATATGTGCTACGAAGCCAGCCGCCTAAACGGAATAACCGTACCCAGTTCGCTAGACGCGTTTATTAACAGCCTTGTAAATATTGAAGTAATTGAACAGGCCGCCGATTTAAAAGCAGACCAGGCACAGTAAGTTATCTTATGGCTGAAGTGTTAGTAACTTGCCATTACTGGCCTAGCCATATCGAGTTTGGTATAAACGATTTGTATACCGTCGTAGAAATTTTGAACAAACAGAATAAAACTTATGTCTAACCCAAAACTAGTTTTACAAGTTGAAGGCATAAAAGAAACTTTGGCCGAATTGAACAAGTTTGACAAGGTTTACAGACGGCAAGTAACTAAAGATATTAAAGGCGCTGGTGCGCCAATTATCGCTACAGCCCGTCAACTGATAGGCGACGTCCCGCCTTTATCGGGTATGGTTCGCGGCAAACTTATTAAAGGCCGCGAGGTTTATTGGACTAACAAAACGGCTAAAGCTGGCTTAAAAATTAAGGTAGGTAGACGGGCCAGCAAAGGCGGCACGGTTCAATTTAAAGACAAATTTGACGCTGAGAATAACCCGCGTGAAAGCCATAGCGTAACTTTTAAGGCTAGGCCTTATCAGTTAATGGTCGCCCAGCAAACGGACGCGGCAGGCGCAATATATGACCACGCAGGCATTAAAACAAAAAATACTAATTTCGTTAATAATTTAAATGTCGAAGTTGGTAGCCAGCCACGCGCCATAGACCCAGCAGTACAGCAACATAGGGAAACCGTGCAATATGCGGTTAAACAAATTGTCGACGAAGTAGCCAAAACTTTAAATAAAAAGTTGAAGGTTCGTTATGGCAATTAACATACCGATTACTTCAACGTTTGACGACACAGGTTTAAACAAAGCGCAGCAGGCGTTAAAAAGTATTGGCGGGCCAGCTGGCAAATTAGGCAATATTCTTAAAGCTTCGGTAGTGCCAGGTCTTATAGCGGCTGCTGGTTCGGTGCTTGTATTTACTAAAGGCCTAATGCCAGCTATTCAAGCGGCCAGCGATTTACAAGAAAACACAAGCAAAATAGGCGTAATTTTTGGGGACGCTGGTAAAGCTGTAACCGATTTTGCTAAAACTGCTGCGCGTGAAATCGGGCAAAGTCAAAACCAGGTTTTAGCGGCTGCTGGCACGTTTGGCACGTTTGGTAAAGCGGCTGGTTTAGCAGGCGACCAGTTAGCGACGTTTACAACTGACTTTATTACGTTGTCTGCTGACCTAGCCAGTTTCAATAACACGACGCCAGACGAAGCCATTAACGCTATCGGCGCTGCGTTACGCGGCGAAGCTGAACCGTTAAGGCGTTTTGGCGTTTTACTTAACGACGCAACACTTAAAGCCGCTGCATTAGAACTAGGCATATATAGCGGTAGCGGTGCATTGACAGCGCAGCAAAAAATTTTAGCGGCACAAAAAGTAATCTATGAACAAACAGGCGACGCACAAGGCGACTTCGAGCGAACTTCAGACGGTCTAGCCAACCAGCAAAGAATTTTAAGCGCACAATTTGAGAACGTGAAAACAAAAATAGGCGAATTGCTGTTACCTGTTTTTTCTACGTTAGTAAAGTTTTTAAACGACGAAGTTTTACCAGCAGTCGACAGAGTTATAACAGCGTTTGGCGAACAGGGTTTAGGCAAAGGCCTTCAACAGGCTGTAGCTGAAACTGGTAGCGCTGGCGAAGGTTTAGTAAAAGCGTTTAAATTTATTGCCGTTAACGCGGCACGTATGGCAAACGTCGTATATAAAGCCGTCCAGGTACTTATCGCCCAATTCCAGTTTCTTACAGGTAGCCCGCTGGACGCCATTAAAACAATGGCTAAAGCCTTTGACACGTTTATAGATATTGGCGCAGTAGAAAAAAGCTTTGACAGTTTTGCTTACAAAGTAAGCGTTTTACAAGGCGCAGTTTTAAGCCAGAACCAAACAATTTTAGACGCCGAAAACCGTTTAGATAGTTTTGGCAACGTAGTTAAAAAAGTTACAACTGATTTAGACGGTTTAGCAAGCGACGAAAACAAAAAAGGTAGCGGCAAAGGCGCAGTAAATAAAGTAACTGAAGCCGTTAAAAACGCTGCAGCTGCGCTTAATAAAGAAATGGGCGAAGCGTTAGACGCAGCCAAAGACAGACTTAAAAAAGCCCAAGACGCTTTTAATGATTTTGCTACTTCAGTTAGCGACGTTGTTAAAGGTGCTTTAGATTTTGGCGCAGCCTTCGAGGAAGGCGGCGAGGACGCAGGTTTAACGTTTTTTAGTGCGCTACAAAAACAAGCCGATAAAGCTAAAGAGTTTGCCGATTTAGTAGAACAGTTGTTAGCTACGGGTCTATCGCAAGAAGCGCTACAGCAAGTAATCGACGCGGGCATAGATAGCGGCGCAGCTATCGCCAAAGAACTTTTAAAGTCTGGTGAAAACGTTTTACGGGCTAACAAACTTGTAGAAGAAACAAACAAAATAGCTGAACAAATAGGTATTTTGTCGGCTAACAAATTTTACGCCGCTGGCGTATCTAACGCCCAACAATACTTAGCGGGCGTTGAAGCGGCTATGGCTGTAGCGCAAGCCAAGCTAGGTAAAAAAGGTATAAACCTTGCTGACGTAAAAGGTATTAGCAGCGAATTTACTAATGCCATTAGCACAACGCCGACAATGACAGCGCCGACTATGCCCAGCGTTATACCTGTTGGCGCACCAACAGACAAAGGCCAGCCGTTAAGCAACGTAACCATAAACGTAAATAGCCAACTGGCTACTAAAGGCGAAGTAGGCGAAGCTATAAACGACGCTTTGCGGGCCTATAACCGTCTTAGCGGCCCGTTGCAATTGCAAATAGCGTAATGGCTGGCGTGGCGGTAGTCGGTTCGGGTAATTACGAACTGTTTATAGACACAGGTTTTATTCAGGACGGCTTCACACTCAACGACGCCACAGCAGGCGTTTTAGACAATACGCAATACGTTTTAGACGGTACTACTAACTTTGCACCAGTTTTAGATGGCTGCGTAAACGTGCGGGTTAAGCGTGGCCGCGAGGATATTGGCGACCAGTTTGGCGCTGGCACTATGTCTTTTACGCTTAGCGATACCAGCGGCATATTCAACCCGTTCGACCAAAACAGCCCATATTTTGACCCGTCCGAAGCGCAACCAGGTTTAGCGCCTATGCGTAAAGTCGAATTGGTGCGCTACGACAGCATTAACGTAGCCGAATATCTTTTCAAAGGCTACATAGTTAACTACGATTATTCATTTGCTTTAGGCGGTATAGATACGGTTACGGTTTTTTGCGCTGACGACTTCTATTTATTAAGCCAAACATTTTTAGACGAATACAACCCAAGCGAGGAATTATCTAACGAACGTTTAGAAGCGGTTTTAGATTTACCAGAAGTCAATTTCCCCGCGCTGGCTAGGGACATTTCGACAGGTACACAAACTTTAGGCGGGGCTTCTGCGTTTACCGTACCGCAAGGGACTAACGCGCTTTCGTATTGCAGCCAAATTAACGACGCTGAACAAGGCCGTTTATTTATGTCGCGGGACAACGTTTTAACGTTTCAACCGCGCATAGGTGCAACGCTTAGCAGCGCAGTAGCAAACTTTAACGACGACGGCACAAACATTAAATACAACGATTTAGGCATAACTTTTGAAGCTGACCAGGTTATTAACCGTGCTGTAGTACAAATTTTAGGTAGTAACAGCCCGCAAACAGCAGAGGACTTAGCCAGCCAAGCAAAATATTTCATACAAACTACAAGCATTACTAACAGCCTTTTACACGACACAACAGCCGCCGCCGCTTTAGCTAATTATTTGTTAGACGGCGAACCCCAAGCCCGTTATACGTCTGTTGGCACGTCGTTTAATATGTTGACTACAGCCCAACGGGACGCGCTAGCCGTAGTCGATATAGGCGACACAATAACCATAGAAAAGACTTTTACCAGCGGGGTAGGCACAACGCAGCTGGCGCAAGAATTAAGCGTAGAAGGCATTGAACACGTTTTAGACCTAAGTTCAGGCCACAAAGTTTCATATTTTACTGCGCCTACAACTGTCGTTTACCAACTAGTTTTATCGGACAGCATTTACGGGATACTAGACGCGTTAAACGTCTTAGGATAGTCTAAAAGGTACTTATGGCGAACACACAAACATCAGTCCCAGCATTTACAGCAGGACAAGTTTTAACTGCCCAGCAACAAACGGAAATTAACACGGGTATTCCAGTTTTTGCGGACGAAACAGCGCGTAACAACGGCTTCGGCGGCACGGGCGAAAAAGTTTTAGCCGAAGGTCAGTTTGCGTATCTCGAGGACAGCAACACAACGCAATACTATGACGGGTCAGCGTGGCTGTCAGTTGGCGGAACGTTCGCGTTAACTTTGATTAGCACTACAACTATCGGTAGCGCCGTGTCGAGCGTGACCGTTTCAAATGCGTTTAGTAGCACTTATGATAATTATAAAATTATTATTAGTGGTGGTGCTGGTTCAACTGACGGCAGCTTGAAAATGACTTTGGGTGCAACTAGTACAAATTATTATTGGAAC